CAACTCGCCAAATATACTTTCACATCTTCTGACTACGTGTCAAGAGTAGAGTCCGAAGGAAGACTCTTGACACGTAGTCGTTTGGCTAACAGGAGATTCTCCCGATATTCTCTAAATTACGTAGTAATAGTGGCTGGCCAGGGTGTCAGGATTGTGGTAAAATAACCGGGTTCGAGGCGTTTATAGACGGCTGGAAGTGGTATTTGGGGGTGCCGTGGTGCTCAAAAGTGGCGTTGGTCAAGGTGGGATTTTACCTGGAATTGGGGCCAGCCGGGCCGGCAGCTCGGTGGCCACAGTTCGTGCCCGCCAGGATGCGTGGCTCGCGGCCTACACGAAGGCAGGCAACGTGTCGGAAGCGTGCAAGGCGTCTGACGTGGGCCGCACAACGGCCTACAACTGGATGAAGGCCGACGTAGCCGGGTTCGCGGTGCGGTACGACGCGGCGAAATCCGAGTTCTGTGAATCCCTAGAGACGAAAGCCGTCGAAATCGCGCGTAACACGAAGGCGGGTCAGAATCCGACGGTCTTACTCACTCTCTTGGCTGCTAATCTTCCCGAGAAGTACGGCCGCGCCGGGGCCGTGGACCCGCTCGCTGGCGAAATACTGAGCGAAATCCGTAAGCTCAGTGGTGGGCGCACCCGCGAGGCAAGCCGGAATCTGGCCCGCTCCAAGGCCGATGGCACGACCGGCACATCATCTGAGCCTCGGTAAAATTAACTCTTAATTTTACCGTGGGCAGAATTACCGGGAACCCGGTAATTTTACTGGGCTCCCGAAAACGTGATTTTAGGGCCATCCGGGGTGACCGTTGGGATGGGTGAAGTGGTGTAGTGGTGGGGGTTGATGATGGGGGTGGTGGATGATGATGGTGATGATGGTGTTGGTGGTGTTGGTGTTAATGGTGTGTAGTTGTTAGTTAGTGTTGAGGGGGTATGGCTTGTAGTTGTTGTGTTTTAGTTGGTGGGTACCCTCCCGCATTTAGAATAGCCTATCCCGCCTATGTTATATGCTATTAACCAGCTCGCATATTTCGCATATTTCGCACCAGGTGCCCTAATTTTCCCATCCCCCGGACATGCCCCAGTTTAGGCCGGTAAACATACATGCTGTTACATACATGTTAGTGACAGATGCCCAAAATCTTTCTCAAACCTTAGCCAGGCGTCGAAAGTTTACTCCATTTCCGGTTTGTCACACTGTCTAACAACATCGGTAAACCAGTTTACCAGAGCCCTCTTATTGAAGAGTAAGAGGGGGTATGGGGGAGGGCGACAGCGGGCCTATAGTGTGGTATAGTGCATATACCTTATACAGGAGGATGTGACCTATGCCGTATGTGACCCAGGTGACCATGCCGATGGAGCTATATGACCGAATACGCACCTACCAGGGCTCCAAGAGTTTCAGCGCCTTGTGCCGAGAGGCCCTTACCGAGTGGGTTGAGCGCCACGAGTGGGCAGACAAGCGAGAATCCACTCCCCTGTCCCCAGAAGCCGAAAAGTGGATGGATACCAGTATGGGTAAGGTAGATTAGCCTTTGTACCGCCCGCTCCCTGAGTCCCTAACCATACGGCCATCCGATATCGAGGGCCTGGGGCTATTTGCGGTCCAACCCATAGAGGCCAACACGGTTCTAGGCGTCGCCCACGTCCGTCACGCCGGTTTCCCCCAGGGCTGGTGCCGTACACCCCTCGGTGGATGGTACAACCACAGCTCGGACCCGAACTGCACCCTAGTAGACGGCGTCCTTGAGGGCTCCGACGTAAAGCTCCTGGCGGCGCTCCAGGCCGTACCCGCTGACACCGAGCTGACCTGCACCTACTCGCTGTACCCCTTCATGGTATAATCCGCGCTAGGAGGCTGATATGCCCAAAGTAGGCAAGAAGAAGTTCCCGTACACAGCCAAGGGTATGAAGGCAGCCAAGGCCTACACCAAGAAGAAAAAGGCCACTAAGGTAACCAAGTCAAGGTACTAGGCCTTGATAGAGCAGTATGACGACTTCCTGTACCGCAGAACGGCATTTGAGCCTACGGACAACCAGCGCACCATCCTGGACTCAGACTACCTATACACCCTGGTGTCAGGGGGTGCCCAGGCCGGTAAGTCCATAGTAGCGTCTAAGTACGCCCTGTCCCGAATCCTGTCCATGCCCACCCTCTGCTTCCGTTGTACCTTCACCTCTACCGACATGGACGAGATGGACTCCCACATCACCCGTATGCGCCACGGGGGCCTGTATTGGCTGGTAGCCGCCGATTACGACCGTACCAGGGCAGAGTTCGATTATCTGGTCACGGACCTCCTGAAGCTCTCCCTAATCAACGACAAGGACTTCACGTCCCGCGTTGACCCCGGCCGCATCACCCTACGCAAGGACGGCACCCGCATAGAGACCAAGAGCGCCAAGGACCCCCGCACCCTGGCCATGTACTCTCCCAACGGCATAATAGCCTGCGAGGCGTCCCAGCTAGACCTGACCACCTTCTACCGGCTACAGGAGCGCGTAGCCGCCCGCAACGGCTGGATATTCATGTCCGGCACCCTGGAAGAGGGCTCACTGGGCTGGTACCCGAAGCTCATCCAGCAGTGGTCTACCGGCACCCCTGACGCCAGGTCATTCAAGCTACCCACCACCTCCAACACATACCTGTTCCCCGGCGGTATTGACGACCCAAAAATACTACGCATCAAGGAGTCCACGTCGGATTCCTTCTTTATGGAGCGTATAATGGGGGAACCCGTACCGCCCAAGGGCATGGTATTCCCTGAGTTCAGCCCCTCTACCCACGTAAAGTCCATACCCTACGACCCCGACTATCCCGTACACATATGGATAGACCCCGGTTACGCCGGTGCCTACGCCGTAGAGGCCGTACAGATAGTTAACGAGCAGGTCAGGATGTTCCAGGGTGGCGAGATATACGAACGGGGCCTAATCACTTCCGAGATAATCAAGCTGGCCCAGGACAAGGAATGGTGGGCGAATCCGCTGAAGTCCGGGGTAATTGACATAGCCGGTACCCAGCACCAGGCCATGCCCGCCCCCTCCGAAATATGGCTGAAAGAGGCCCGTCTGTACCTCCACAGCCGCAAGATACGCAATATCAATGACGGCGACGAGCGTATCCGCTCATTTTTGAAGGTCTCACCCCTCCATGGCGAGCCCCGGCTCGTGGTAGACCCATCCCGCTCCGGTATACTGTCCGAGTTCGGCTCCGCGCCCAACCCCTTTGACAAACAAGCCCGCGTCTACCGCTGGAAAACTGACCGAGATGGCACTATAGTAGGGAAATCACCCGACAATACCAACAATCATGGTATTCGGGCCGTAACTTATGGCCTGGTACACAATTTTGGGTATGTTGAAGCCCTGAACCGTGATAGAATCCTCGTATCGCGGTTCTGAGGAGCACTTTTATGGCCAAACGTGCCTCCCCCTCAGAGATAATAGAGATGGTAGACGGGCAGGACCAGGATACCCGTGTCCTCCGCGACCGCATGGAGGATGACTACGGTATATACCGCCAGGAGACCACCCTACCCGATGACCCGGACAACGAGAACGCCGGGTTCAAGGTCTTCACCTCCAACGAGCCCACCACCTTCGCCGACAAGCTCATATCCTGGCAGGCGTCCGCTCAGATGATCATCCATACTCCTGAGCATGGTGAGCTACGCCACAAGCGCGAGATAGACAACGAGAAGGAGCAGTTCCTACTCGGTGTACTCAAGCACAACGACACCTGGCTACTGGACCAGGTACAGCCCCAACTCCAGAACCAGCTCGCCTTCTACAGCACCCTGCGCGGCATACTCGCCGGTCGCTGCCTGTTCGTAAAGCCCAAGTCTGGACCCGCCTACCCCACCATACGGCCCTGGGACCCACTACACACGTACTGGCAGGTAGGGGAGAAGGGGTTGGACTGGGCATGTTACCGCATCCAGAAGTCCGAGGCCCAGATACATGCCGAGTACGGCGTCCGCCTGGACTCCAAGGACCCCCGCTCCCTACATACCGTATACGACTTCTACGACTCCACCCACAACACGGTAGTGGTAGAGGACAAGGCCCTGAAACGCTCCACCGTCCACGGCTCCCCCTCCACTCCCGTATTCCTGGCCGTAGTAGGCTCCGCACCCCAGGTATACTCCACTCGCTACTCTGACACCCTTAAAGACTGGGGCGAGTCCGTATTCGCGGCCAACCGTGAGTCCTACAAGCAGTTCAACTTCTTCATGTCCATAGTCATGGAGCTGGCATCCCGCTCCCGTAAGCCCCCTGCTGTAATGACCTCACCAGACGGCACCCGTGCCCCGGAGGAGTCCCCCTACCTGTCAGGCTCCCTGCTCCAGCTAGCTGAGGGCGAGCGCATGGACCTGCTGGAGATGCCCACCACCACCCGCGACATGGACAAGATACTGGGCCTGATAACCGGCCAAATACAGCGCGGTGCCCTACCATTCTCCGCATACGGAGAGGTAGCCTTCCAGCTCTCAGGCTTCGCCATAACCCAGCTACGCCAGGGCATAGACACCCAGATACAACCCAGGTTAGCTGCCCTGGCCAACGCCTACCGGCAGATATCCCGTCTCCTTACCGAGCAATACTCCTCCCAGGGGTTTGGCCAGATATCTGTCAGTGGCTACGACAGCAAACAGGAGTTCTTCGACATATCTCCTGACCCCATGATTATCCGGGTAGCCTGCGAGCCCGACATAGAGTTCGTCGGTGAGCTACCCGAAGACGACCAGTCCAAGATGGCCATAGCCCAGATGGCACGCGAGGGCGAGAAACCCTTCCTGCCCGACCGCTACCTCTGGGACAACGTGCTCAAGATACGCGACACCGACGCCATAGAGCGTATGCTCAACGAGCAGATAGCGAAACAGGGCCTACCGGAAGCCGGTACCTTTACCTTAATGAAGTCCCTTGAGGAGTCCGGCAACCCTGAGATAGCCCAGTTCTACTACGCCCGTCTCATGATGATGATGAAAGAGATGGAGATGCAGTTCGCCCAGATGGGCATGGCGGCTGGCGGGGGCCCAATGCCCGGTGCCCCAACCAACGGCGCTGGTCCAGGCCCAGGCCAAGGCCCAGGCCCCGGCCAGGGTCCTCCTCCAGGTATGCCTCCACAGGTACTACCCGGTGCGTTCTCTGGCCCACCACCCGCACCATCCCCTGCTACCGTAGGGCCGTACGGGCCACCCGGCACTCCGCGCCCTGGGGCACGCCAGTCCCCTGTAGGGTTGAACGAAGACTCGGCTCTTGCTAGACTAGGCCTCGTTAGGGGGAGGTAATACTATGACAATGCCAATGGACTATTTTGGTGCTCCTACGGGAGCAGGCGCGTTTGGCGGGATACAGGGTACCGCCGCAGGTGCTACCCCGTACCCCCAGGGAGTAGTAGACCAGTACACAACTCCTGGTCAGGCTTTTGCGCCTAGTGCTGCACAGGTTAGGGCCCAGCTAGTGGCCTACTTCGAGAGCCTTGGTATGGGTGACCCAGAGGCACA